GTGCCATTTAAACCATTCTTTTTAATTGGTCTATATAATACTGCCATTGCTTTATGCATCTGCTCCCAATCGTTTATATACGTGTCTAAATCTGTATATTCACCAAAGGTCATATCATCTAAGTTAGGAATAAATCCAAATTCAACCCCACCCATTTTAAATCTATTTATAAACCTGTGTGATTTAATATCAAACATTCTACTAAGTGATTCAGTGATTTCAATTACTTCTTTATATCTTATTTCTGCAACTTCTTTTAAGTCTATACCACAAAACGTTTGTACCATTTTCTGATGTAGAAATTCTTCATCTGTATTATCTTTAGCTATCTTTAAAAATGCCTGATATTGTGATAACTTAATTTCTTTTAATTCTGTAGGTATGCTAATTTCTAACTTCATAATATTTGTTTTTATAATAATAATAAAAAGTTGTTATTGTATTAAACAAAAAAAAGGCACATATTTCTATGTACCTAATTTAACCAAATATAACTAACCTAATTTAATTTTCTGATTCGTATGCTTTTTTACAATCTTTGCAACAGTAAGTTGTTAGACATTCTTCACCACAATATAAGCATTCATTTTCTAATTCTTCTAATTCGTACTGTCTTGAATCAATCATAACTTTTAATTTATTTCTGTTAATTCTATTCTGAAAAAACTTGTACCAGTCCAGTAATTTTTAAATAATGAAATTGCTGTTTCTGCATTTGATGCTTTAATAATTTCTGTACCAAAATCTTTTTCTATATTATCACTGTATTTAAACCAACCTCTAACTTCAAATGTTTTCATAATTAATTATTTTGTAAATTATCCAATAAAATTAACTCTTGGTGATATTCACCTAATTGTCTTGCTCTTATATCAGCAGTATCAGTATAAAGAATATAACCATCTGCATCGCAATCTTTCAAAGATAACATTGCTAAATCACAATTATGAAGCATAGCATTATATACCCTATCAATATTTTCAGCTAAAATCTGTCTTTTAGTTCTTCTTTCAAATACTTGAAAGTTTGCTAATTGCATAGCACCACCAGCTTTTAAATACTGTTTGTAACCTACTTTTGTAGGAGCAAAACTTAAAGGAGAAACAACTAAATCAACCATAATAAAAAGAATTAAGATAATAACTTCATTGTTGTTATCTGATTACAAATATACAACAGTTATTAACATTACAAAACTATTTACAAATTTTAACAAATATTTAACAACGTATCATATACTATACATTAACTACAATAAACATACTTAATGTATTATATACTATACAGTAAGATATGCAGAAGCTATTAAATACATTTGTTGCATCTTTTTAATTTCGCCTATGTTTCGTGGTAGATTAATTCCTACTTCTACATTCTTAACGTGATGTAAGTAACATTGTATTGTGGCAATCATTTGTCCGTAGCTCATAATTAATATATAAAATAGTTTCCTTTATTTGGGTTCTCTAATTGGTAACCTACAGCATAACGTAAAGCATCAAGCAAATGATTATGATTATCAATAGGTGTATTTGATTTCTTTTCTAACCAACTGTAATTGTTTAACTCTTTAATTAGATTAATTGATTCAGGTGATATAATCAAATCATAATCTTGTAGTAATGCTATTCCATAAGTAACTGAACCTTGACCTTTAATTGCAGGTACTATATTTAATCCTGCCGATTGTAATTCAGATATCAGTCTTGGTTCAGCACTATCTGCAACTATTAAACTATCTAAACAATGTTGTTTATTTAAGTTGTGTATTTGACTTGTTGTTAATGCTTGTAAATAGAAACGTTCATTTATATAAATTCGTTTATTAGCTGCATCTATATTGCATTCTACTAATGTTGTAGGGTCATTACTAAAACCAAAATCCTGTCCAAATACTGATGTGCCTACTTGTTCATACCTACCTATTGTCCAGTTAGTGAATATAACTCCTTCTGCTTTATCTAACCAACCACCTAAGATTTGATGTTTATACTTTTCAGGTCTACGTTTCTTTATATTCTCTATTTGATTAATAAATGATTCAGATAAGTTTTCAATGTTATCTTCATAAGTTGTATGAATATACGTTGTATCTTCTTTAACTAAATTACTACCTGCTTGAACACCTTTATCTTCAAAGAATTTCTTATAAATAAAATGTTCTTTAGTTGCTGGATTTAATACTAACAAAACTCTGTTATGAATTCCTTTAGTTCTTATACTGAAGTCTATCTTTTCAAATGTTTCTTCATCTGTTAATTCTTCTGCTTCATCTAATACCCAAGTTGTAACTCCTGCTAATGACTTTAAAGATGCAGTTTGTGTTCCACTACTTGTTTTAATACCTTTAAATAAAATCTTAGACCCTGTTTTTCTATTTACTATTTCGTCTTTAGTAATATAAAAATCGTTGCTTAAATCAGCTGTTTCAATCTTATCTATAAATTCAGGTATAATAGATACTGATGCAGATGTTAATGTATAACGTGTGAATAATATAACGTGTCCTACTTCATAAGTTAGCAGCAATAGAAACGAGTTCAAAGAATATGATTTCCCTGAACCCCTTCCACCTGTTATTACAAAATACCTACTATCTGAACCAAGTAGATTGTATTTGTTATTTAGACTTATCAATTTGAAATATATCTTTTATATTAAAGTCATTTAGATTATGCGTAGTTTCTATAATTTCTTTTGGTTTACCAAATATATGTTCAGCAATAAATAACTGTCCTCTTTGTGATTGCATTAATGTATCTTTAACAAAAGCTATTTTAGTATCTTCTTCTGTTTCTTTGCTATACAATTCTTTTAATGCTTGTATGAATATATTATTTACTTTAGCTTCTTCTACTTTAGTTTTTCTACCTGCAGTTTTATGACCTCCGTTATTCTTTCTATTATCTTCCATTTAAAAAAGTTATTATTATTAAATTAAAAATAAACATTTTTGTTTATTGTTTATATCAGTTCATCAATTTCTATATTATGATGTTGTAATAGTTCGTATATTTTATCAAAGACTATTTCTATACCATCTTGTTGAAACTGTGATGTAATAGAATCGTTTAGTTGATTGATTAAACCTTTTTTTGTGTTATATACCAATTCAAAAATAAAGTTCGCCATATCTAATGCTTTGACTGTTGCAAGATATTCTAAATTATCTTCAGGTAGATTAAATTCTAATATTGCTTTCATTTTGTTTCTTGTTTAGGTTTACATTTTTCACAATACAAATCCTTTGTTGCAGGACCTGTAGATATAATAGTTCTACATATATTGCAAAGCATAGCACCTCTGCCATTATTAAATTTATGAATTGGTTTCATTCTTCATCTGTTTTAGGAATACAATCACAATAATTTGTATGACCGCAATAACATTTTGTTTTTATTTCCCAATAGTACTCACATTCTAATCCATCGTTAGGTGGTTTACAAAAATACGATTGTCTATATTTACTTGGTTCTGCTTTATATCTGTAACAAGTTGAACTTAGTTCGCAGTTGTTACCACTACACATTGTTATATCTGGCATCTTATTGTTTATATAGTTTACTTAATTCTTTTGATACTTCTTTCCAGTGTTCTGTTTGTTGCATTGTTCCTGATACTAATGCTCTATTGTATTCTATTGAATATTTGTCATATAGTATCTTTGCTCTTTCTTTTGCTGTCATAATATTATTATTGATGTTATTAAACTCATTATTGTTACTATAATTATAAATGCTACTATTACTGCAGTTATAAATGTTTCTGTTTCTTTTCTCATAGTTTTATGTTTTTATTCATTTTATAAAATGCTTGTAGTCTATCGTTTATTATTTCATATTGCATTGTTCCGTTTGTTTCTTCTAAAAGGTTATTTAAGTTTTCTATTATTTCATAGTTATATTTTTTTGTTTGTTGTTGTTTCTTTAGTTCGTTTTTTAATTCGTTGTTGTTAAATCTTAATGTGTTTATTTGTTGCTGTAATGCTTCTGTTTCTGTTAATTCTTCTATTTGTTTGTCTACTTCTATAAAGTGGCTTAAAATAGTATCTTTAATTGCTTTTAAGTCTTTATTATCTTTACTGTATACTTCATACATTTTTAATGCGTGTATGATTGTAGCGTGGTTTAAATCTATTGTTTCTCCTATTGATTGTAATGTTTTATGTGGCTTTAATTGTTTTAGTATTGTGCAATATAAACTTCTTATTTCAACTGTATTTTTCTTTCTTGTTTTTATGTTTATATCTTCGCCTGTTTCTTTTAGTATTATTTCTTTTAATCTTTCTGTTATTTCCATTTTAGTATTTCTGTTATTGGAATTAATATTGCTTTTGAGGTGTTATTATCACCCATTGTTTTTATGTTTCCTTTCTTGTAGTATTCTCTACAGATTTCTTTTAATCTGTTTTCTTTTATTATTAGAATTATTTCATCTTTGTAATCACCTGAAAATATTATAGCCCAATAGTCTGCTTGTGATTTTGCTATTCCTGATGGTTTATTTCTGCTTTCGTATTCTATTGCTATGTTACCGCTTTTATAAATCCAGCTATCACGTTTTACTTCTATTGTTCTAAAACATAATATATCATCTAATAGTTGTTCACCTACTTGACCTACTTTTAAATCATATTTAAAATCATTACAATATTCCATTAGAATAGTTTTTGTTGGTTAGTGTGATTTGTTATTCTTTGTATTGCTTTGTCATAGTATTCTTTATCTAATTCACAAGCTGTTAGTTCATATTTATAATCGTGGCAGGCTATTGCTATTGAGCCTGAACCTAAATGCGTGTCAAGGATTTTATCGTTTTCTTTAGCGTATTTATCTAATATCCATTTGTAAAGTGCTACGGGTTTTTGTGTTGGGTGTATTCTATTTTGATTCCAATCTATTTGATAATCATTTCCATAAACATTTCCTATTTGAGTATATGAAAACATTTTTATATTTGTTCTCATACTACAATAAGCTATTTCACAATCACTTAAATTTGGCATAGGATTCCTTCTACCTATATCTTTTCCTAATTTATTCCAAATAATTCTACCACCATTTAAACCAAAACCATCAAAATAATTTACTCCCCAAATAATTTGATTTTTAGATACTCTTTTTAATTCATTAAAATATTCTTTTGTTGGAATTTCATTATCCCAATTTTTAATTGAGTATTCTTTTTTAGAGTTAGAAGTCATTTTTTTATTATTACTAACTCCAATTCCATAAGGCGGGTCTACAATAGCTAAATCAAAATAGTTATCAGGATACCTTGCCATCAATAACATATTACATTCGTTTGTTATTGTTATTTTATCTGTTACTTTCATTCTGTTTTTAGTTTTAATAAGTTCCAACATTCAATATATCTTTGTCGTGCTTTTCCTTTGTGTATTGTTTTAAATAATTCATAAATCTTTTTAGTATATTCATATTTAGTTTTGCATTCTGCTAAATACTTTTCTGCATACTTTTTACCATATCCTTTGCAGTAGTTCACATTGTCCGCAGTATCACCTATTATCATTTGTTCATAGAAATTATACAATGCTTCTTCTTCAGATATATCATAAATTACTTTATGCTTTGCGTGATAGTTATACATTAAACAAGGAAATTGTTTATAATCTTTATCTATTGAAACTATTATTACATTGTCTCTGCCTATTGTATTTGATAATTCAAACCAGTATTTAGCAACTACATCATCTGTTTCACATCCGTACCCCCAAATAGAATTATATTGTTCTTTTACAAATGTATGCATTTCATTTAACAATGGGGGTAAATTATTATAATCTCTATTTGCTTTATACTTTGGTGAAATATACTTTCTAAAGTTTCCTTTACTTCCTGAAAATGTTTTAACTTCATTTATTTCGTAGAAATCTTCCAAGTGATTTATAATAGACATAAACACTTCATCAAATTTAGCTATTGAATCTTCTATGTTATGATGAAATCCATCATCTTCTATTGTTTCACGTTTCTTGTAGCAGCTTGAAAATATCAAACTATCTGCATCAAATAATACTATCATTAGTTTACTTCTTGATTGTTAATTATTAACTTTAAAATATGATTGTAAACCCTTAATTCACGTTCTGTACTGTTAATTATTATAGTTAAATGTTCATCACTTATAAGACTTTTACCGCTTATTAAATCATTAACTGCTTGATGTAATTCTCTATCCAATCCAATTACTTTGCTTTGTATTTTTATTAATGCTAATTCATTCATATTTCTAATTTAAATTTTTCGTTATAATATTGTTCACCTAATTTCATTTCATCTTTTAATGTATCAACACAACCACTATTGTAACTATTAATAATATGTAATTCTTCAAGTTCAAAAAACTTATAATAATCATTTATAAACTTTCTACCTTCTAAAGTATTTGTGTTAAATAAATTAGGATGCTCTATCTCTAATTGGCTAAATAATTCTTGCATAGCTGTTTTCATTATCTTATTGTTATGTTATCTAAATTTGACATTGTTTCATCGTAATTTAATACTTGTTTTACTACTTCATTATAAGCATCACTTTCATTCCATTCTTTTATTAATGCTTCTGCTACTTGTGTAAGTTTATTTCTTACATAAACATTTTCTGATAATTCAACTAAACTAATACAGTTACTTAATGTTTCAATAATTTCTTGCTTTGTCATAATGTTTGTTTTAAATTGTTATACAAATATAAACAAGTTATTTACATTAAAAAACTTTTTATTAAAAATTAACAAATATTTAACAAAATAAAAAAAGCTACCTTTTATTAGATAGCTTTTGATTAATTATTTTTCTGTATACTTCATTAACTGATTCTTTATTGTTTCCACGTTTCCAGTTAAAATCTATAATTCTATTTATTCTTTGTAATGCTGATTGTTTACTTTTCATAATATGTTTTTCTTAACTGTTCAATTTTCTTTTCAAGTTCTTCTATTGTATTTTGTAATTCTAAATTATAATCTATTACATCGTAAAGTTGATTTAACAATCTAATTATAATTTCTTTTTTATTTACTTTCATATTGTTTTAGTTTTTCTAAATACAAAATTAAATCCATCGCTTCTTCTTGTGCGTGTTGTAGCCATTGTAAGCGGTCTAAATCTTCTCTGTCAAGTGTTACACCATATTTCTTTATTCCTACTTCAGAACGTTGTTTAAATTGTTCTATTACTGATTCTACTATTGTATCTTTTATTTCTTTTTTTGGTGCTTCTTGGTCATCTAAATCATTCCAATAAACAAATCCCTCTTTTGTTTTACGCCAAGGAAAAGCGTCTACTAATAAATTTGTTTGTAAATCCTCTCCACATTTCTTTTGATACTTCAATGCTTTTTTTCTAATCTTTTTTGGTAATTCGCTAATTTTCATTTGTTAAATCTTTTTGAGTGTTGTGTATAAAGTTCCATTGTTTTTTTTAAAGCATCGTATTCCGTAAATTCAACATCAATATTGTTTTCTTTATAACTATATAATTCAAGTCTATTTGATATTTTAAACTTTATAACTTTATATTTCTTTGTATATTGTATTGGTTGAATAACGTATGCTAAATCGTTTTTATGACATATATAACTACATTGTATTTCATCAGCTGTAGGTGAATATGTTTGTTCTTGTTTTTTAGCCATTAAAATAATTCTTTAATTACTACGTGATTACTAATTCTATTTTCTGCAATACTAAAATATTTATCATCCATTTCAATACCTATAAAGTTTCTGTTTAAATTCTTACAAGCTACTCCTGTAGTTCCTGAACCCATTGTAAAATCTAAAACATTTTCGTTTTCGTTTGTATATGTTTTAATTAAATATTCTATTAATGCTACAGGTTTTTGTGTTGGGTGTAATTTACTACCTTTTGGATAGTTGGGTACACTTTTAAATTCTAATATTGATTTAGGATTTACTTTAGTTGGATTGTATTGTTTAGGTTTTTGATTTTTAAGTTTAATATGGTTAGAATTTTCGCAAGAAGCTTGCATTTTATATTTAGCTCTACTTAAAGCACTTTCATTTCTATTTGATAATATTTTATTAAATGTTGGCTTTGATTTGTTTACAAATATACTTATTGTTTCGTGATATTTCATAGGCATAAAACTACTTAATGCCAAACCACTTGGCATACTTTTATACCAAATCCAATCATACTTATAGTTTTTAATATTACTCATTCGTAATGCACTTGAAAAAGGCTCACTACCAAACAAAACAATAGCACCATTATCTTTTATAATTCTGTTAAGTTGTAACCACATTAAATCAAAAGGTATAACTGAATCCCATTTACAAGCTGTAGTGCCATAGGGAGGGTCTGTAATAATTGCATCAATACTTTTATCAGGAATTGACTTCATTAATTCTAAACAATCACCGTGTAATAATTGTATCATTAATCTAATTTTAAAAATTCAGTTTCACCATATTCTTTAAACCATTCTTTGTTTTCTTTATATTTGTCTATAACTGCATTTATAAATACTAATTCATCTATTGATGACGTTTGTAGTTTCTTTACAATTTCTTCAATACTATTTAAAATATTAGTAGTTGTTTCAGGGTCTGTATTGTAAATTATTTTATATTCTTTTCTTACTGTTTCTTCTAAATCTTTATTTAAACTGTTTATTTTGTGTTTAATTTGTTGCTTGTATTGTGTTGTAAAAAATAATGCTTCATTTGATTCAAGTAATAATTGACTTAATATTACTGATTTTAAATACTCTTGCTGTATTACATTTATTTCCATTGTTTTGCTTTTGTTATTTCTAAATATGCTACTTCTTTTTCTACTTTATTAGTATTATAAAAATGTGTTGTTGCAGGATTCTTAAAATTAGTTTCCCATTCAGGTATAATTATGTTTAAATTAAAACTATAAATACCTTTTGGAGTTGAATTAAAATACATTGGTGTATCTAAATGCTTTTCACATTCTTGCTTCATTGCATCGTACTTTTTCTTTTCAAGTAATAAAGTACTATAATGTGCTTTTCTGCATTTTAATTCTAATCTATGTCCGGTGGCGGGACTGTAACAATCCCACCTTGACATTTGATTTTTAGCTTTAACTAAATCAGGATATACATTTTCTTTTAACCAATTAAATAAATCAACTTCTTTCCAGTTAATCATTTAATTTATATTCGTTATAAACTTTTCTTAATTCGTCAATTTTACCTTTCCAACAAGAACCACAAGAACTTAATTGTAAACGATAATTAAATACATTGAAATAAATATCTGAAACTGCTAATTGTTCTGTTGGTGTTAATGTGTTTTTTAAAGGGTCTAAAAATCCCGTTAATAAATTATAATCTGATTCAGTTAAACAATTAATATTTCTATTGTATGGAAATAATTTGTTTAATGTTTCTTTTCGTTTGTCGCATCCACAATCTATTCCAGTTGCTTTGCTAAATGTTTCTACTACTGCTTTAATTCCTGTTGCTTCTGTGATAGCTTCTATTGTATCACCGAATCCTTTTGCTTTTCTACCTCTTGCCATTTTAATTTAATTTTAATTAATTATAATATTTGTTATTGTACAATTTGCATATAAAATTTTGAATTTATTTTCTGCTTCTAATTGTGTTTTTTCTGTTGTATTAATTTTATTATTTCTACCTAAATAATCTTTGTAATAAATTGTGAAATTTTGCATATTTTTTTGTTATTAATTAATAAATATTATTATAATCGTTAGTAATATAATCCTGATAATCTTTTTGAAACTTTGTATTTAATATTTCTTTGTAATTCTTAATACTATGGAATATTGAAATTAAACTTATATTAGTTTCTTTTGCAATATCTCGCATACTCATATCTGTATCTCGGTACAATTTAAATAACTTTTTGTCGTACCAGTGCCAGTTATCTATTTCTTCATCAATCATTAAACATATATCATTATACGCCTTATGTTCTTCTACGTTTGAATCATCAAATAATTCCCAGCAACCATCAAAAGATACTTTATTAATCTTTTTCTTTTTGTTGTAAAACTGATAATAAAGACTTCTAAGAGTAAAAAATACATATCCTTTACGTACATTACCATTTACATCAATTAGCTTTGTAGCATCAGCATATTTCATTAAAGCAATGTAGCTTTCTTGGACAATGTCTTCCGCATAATCGTACTCACCAAGTTTATGAATAACTTCTACCCATTCTTTGTGATGCTTTGCAACTTGTTCTAACCATTTGTAGTCGTCCATAGGAAATTAAAAGATATAAATAATATTAGTATTTGAATTGTATGGTCTGTTTCTGTATCATAAACATCATCATTGTATAAAGCACCGAACATAATGCCTTTAATTGGTGTAATTAATATATCACAATCAACAAAATTCATTACTATAAAAACTACTGCTAAAACTAATACTAATAATACTATCATAATGTTATTTTTTTATATATGCTGATTTCTTTTCTGTTGTTACTTCTGCTATTTGTACTTCAATATTAATATGCGTTAATTCTGTATCTATTTCTTTTAACTTTAACATTAAATTTTCAATTTCAATCCAGTTGTATTTTGAATCCATATCTATTAACTGTTTCAAATATAACAACTTTTCGTTTAAGTCTTTAAAATAACTTATTAACATTTTGTTATCTGAATTTAATACTAACATTTTAGCTGCAGAAGTTTGTAATTCGTTTAAATGTGTTTTAATTGTTGTTTGCATAATTTAAAATATATCTTTTAATGGGTCATAAAACGCACCTTCAACTTGTGGCAATCCAAAACTATTAACTTTAAAGCTAAAGTTTTCAAATGATGTATTCCTACTACGTTTACAAGATACTGTAACTAAACCCTTGTTTACTGTATTAAGTTCTAATTGTATTTGTGTTTCTGTTTTCTTTTCTAAAAACGAACCTAAATGACCTGTAGGCTTATCTGAACCAAAGTTACTATGTATTACAGTTATTATATGACAATTTAATTCTTTAGTCCATTTCATTAACTTTTGAACTACATTATTAGATTCTTCTATATTATTTACATCAGAACATAAATCAGCTATTCCATCAATAATTACTAAACCAATATTTTTACCTTCTAATTTGTCATAAAGATAATATTCTATAAAGTCTATTCGCTCTTTAAATGATAATTGTCTTAAAGCCAATGTATGATATTTGTCTGATTTAATTCCAGTCATATCAATTGGTCTTTTAAATACCATTGCAGCGTGAAAATTCCCTTGCTCAGTATCAAAATGTACTAAATGTTTGTCATTTCTATTTGCTTTTAATTCACCGCAAAATGATTCTAAATGTTCAGCTAAATATACTGCTGATAATAATGATACAAAAAATGTTTTCTTTGATTTAGGCGGTGCTTGTATAAAGCTAAAGTTTCCGTATGTTCCTAAAGGTACTGGATAACTTACTTCACCATCTTTTGTTTCATAACTTTTAGTTCCAAATGATATTGCAGGTTTTGGATGTTCTATCTTTTCTAATGGATTAATAAAGCAATCTTCTTCATACATTTGCATTAATAACCTTTGTGCTTCTTTATCCATATTATTGTTTTCTTTGTTTAAAAAAAGGGGCTTTTACACCCCTATTAAATTTAGAACGGTAAATCCGATTCTATTTCTTTTGCAGTAACTTCTGCTTTTTTATCAGCAAGTTTAATGTTTCCATCTGTCCAAATTACGTTACCATTTCCTAAATAAGACTTTGGCTTTTTAGCATCACGTTCTTCTTTAGTTTGTGAATCTGTAGCAGATACATTTTGTCCGTATTGATTAGAATCATCATTTACTCCAATTGTAAAATTGTAATAAACTGCTCCATCTTTACCTTGAACAAATTTCTCTTTTGGTAACTTGTCTACTCTTAAACTTAAATTAATTAATGCACTCATAACTTATTTATTTTTTATTGCTTACCTTTTTTTACTGTTGTCAGCTATTCAGTTTTACAAATATAATAATTTTATTTTAACAATTCGTCTTTAACTTCTTTAGTCATTTTATATTTAGCTTCTATTGCAGAAATAGAACCACCACCTTTTATATATTCAACCGCTTTATTAAATTCTGGTGTATTTTTATTCAACCATTTTAATTCTTCTTTAGATGTACTCTTTTCGTGCTTATTTGTTGCATCAGCATCTTGTGAATCATCAATTAGTAATAAATTACCTAAAGCATACTTTTTAGCGTATGAACTTGCAGAACCAAACTTTTGTGGCATTTGCATTCCTTTTTGTTCTAAGTCTACACCAACTATAGCAGAAGCAGTTATTGTGTCTAAATCATCGTTTATTGATGCTACAGAACGTAACATTGGAAATTGTAAAAATTGTGATTCTACCATTGATTCTGTAATTGTAAAGTTTACTTTATATTTTTCATTATAAGGTTTTAATGCTTCTAATATATCTTCAGCACTTCTAAAGTTGTATTTTCCAAAACTATTAAATTTTGATTTGTTTGCTTTAAATTCTTTTTGAATTAAAGACAATTTTTGATTTAATGTTAATTCCATTTTTATTTGTTTTTAAGTTATTCTTCTATTTCTATAAATTCGCAATGTTCTAAACATTCGGGACATAATCCATATTCAGGCATATCAGTATATGCACCACAACATTCACTTTCCATATTAATTTGATTTTAAGTTATAAATTTCTTTTTTAATTACAGTTTTATATTCAGCTGTAATTTCATCTGTTAATGCTTCAAAGCAATATTCTGCTAATTGATTGTTAATGTTTTCAAGTTCGCAAACTCTTTGCTGTAAACTTTGGATTTGAAACCTTTGGAAATCTGTTAAATCTTTCATACTATAAAAAATAAAAAGTTAGTGTTAAATAAATTAGTGTAAGTGTAGCCATAAATGCTAATGATAATCCGAAATCTTTTAAATGTTGTTTCATAATGTTTGTTTTAATTGTTATTTCTTTTGCAAATATATAACTGTTTTTTGAATATAAAACTACATTAACAAAACTTTAACAAATAAAAAAAGCTACCTTTTACAGTAGCCTTTTAAAACAAAGAAACAAAAACAAAAAATATTTTAAAAAATGTTAGCCTTTCCCACCTGACTTACTAACTTGCGAATTATGACTACTTTGTTTCGCTCCCGTTTCACCAACTTGTAAAGTAGTTGCAAACTCCCTTTAGTTTTCTTTACTTTCTAAAGCCAGTATTTTAGTATTATAATATTCAATCATATCAATCAAATCCACATCTGCAAATTTAACTATTTGTTTTGACTTAATATGCATTTCTTCTGATAACTTATTACCAAGATATTGACTAAATTTATATTGTTCGCCAGAACGTGATATATTGCAACCGTAACATTGAACTCCAACATTATTAATATTCCAACGTGTACTGTAATGTGAGCGTGATTGAAAGTGACCGCATTGTAGCTTTTTATAATGGTCTTTTTTACCACAAGTAATACATTCAGCTATTTCATTAATAGCATCTTTACGTCTAATGTATTGACTAAAGATTGTATCTAATTTTATTACTAAACTTTTTCTTGTTGGTTTCTTCATATACAAATGTACTTTTAAGATATTAACATTTTTGTTAAAAAGTTTTTATTTTTGTGTAAATTTTAATTTGTAGTTTTGCAATAGGTAAAATATAAAATACTTTAAAAAATGAAATATAGATTTAAAATAAAAAACAATAAAAATAAATTTTTAGAATATATAAAAAGTTTTGAAAGTTTAAAACATTTAGAAGATTATAAAATAAAATTAAATGAAAATAATTGTTTAATATTTAAAATTTCAGAAATAATTTATAAGTAAAATCTAAATCTTTTGTATAAATAATAAACTACTGGAATTAAAAGTAACCATAAATAATTCCAATAATTCTGTTTTCTATCTATATCTTTTTTAAATGACTTAACTGAAGTTTTAGTTAATTCCTTTTTAAGTTCATTCTTAACGATTGTTTTCTTTTCAATATGTAAACTATTATCTTTTACTTTTTTGTGTCTTAAAACAACGTTTTTGTACGTTATACCGTTTACTACAATATCTTTACAAGTATCTAAAGGCGTAATAGTAAATTCATCAGTATAAATATCATTTTTAATAGATATATTTGTTTCTTCTTTTGTAACAATTTTAGTTTCTATTTGTTTCAAAGAATCTTTCTTAATTTCTTGTATTGCTACTTTTCTTGAACCACAACCAAATAAAAATAAACTAACTAAAATAAATATCTGCTTCATAATTTCTTCTTCTTGTTAAACCTGCAACTACTTTTTTATTTACTTTATTCCATCTTTTAAATTCTAATCCAATTAAAATATCATTATGATTTTTATTAACTAATTTTAAAAGTGTACTATTCATAAAATTAGCCATTCCAATATTATAAGCTAAGGATACACAAGAATTAAATTGATTTTGATTTAAAGGTGTTTTAACTAAATTAGAAACTTTAGATGCAAATCTATCAGCAATTACTTTAAACATTTCAAACGCTTGTTGTTTGTTTATTTCTTTGTCTAATAAAGTTACACGTTTGCCATCAGAATAATATGTGTTACCATATCCTATTGTCGGTACTTTTGCACTACATAAATAAGGCTTTGCACTATATCCTTCAAATTCTGTAATAAGTAAATATCCAGCATTATTTAGCTTCATCTTTATTGTTTTTTTCTAATAAATACCAACGTCTTAATGTATATCCTGTAGCAGCTATAAAAGCCAATATTTTCATTGCAGCATCTACATCAGTAAAAGATATTAAAAAATAAGTTCCTGTAAATAATGATAATTTTAAATCTAAAATGTATTGTTTCATTTTCTTAATCGTTCAACTATGTTCGTAATTCCCTCAATTCCTATGTAAGCCGTTGCAATAACAACCCAATCACTTGAGGTTAATTGACCGCTAAATAAACCACCACAAGCTACCATAAAAACAAGTAACTTGCGAGAAATCCATTTACTTAATATTATATCTAATTGCTCTTTACTCATTCAAAAATTATTTTTTTCTATTTTCAATTTTTAAACCAATTATTAAATCATTTGGTATATATCCATCTGCTACTTCAACACAACCCGCAAAACTATGTACAGGATTGTTTGGGAATATTTCATTTTCAAAAACTATTTCAGTATCACTCATTACATCAAAAGCATATCCATCAGCGTAAACAGCTTCTGTTATTACTTTAAAATCAGCATCATATGTTGCATTTGTTAAAACAATTTTACCAATTTCAACAACTGCTTGAATGCCTTGCCCGTAACTCAATGAAGTAATACCATCAAATGTTGTTTCTATGTAAACTCCTTTAGCTAATAAATCAGCAATTGCAGTTTCTTTGTCTGTATAATTAAGTTTGTAAATTTCCATTATAATGTTGTTAATGACTGTAGTTCAGTGTTTGTTAAACGTGTTTTGTAAAGCTGCACTGAATTATAATTTAATGTTTGCGCTTGAGAAAAAGCATTTAAACCTAAGTCAGAACAAGCAGGAATATTTCCAAGTGTATCAATTCCAATTAAATTTCCATTAATATAAAATGCAAAATCATTATTTTTATAAGCTGCTGCAATTTTAAATCTACCTGTGCTTGAATTTGAAAAATTTATTCCTACTTGTACAACGCCGCTTATAATAATTTCAAAACCAATTATTGAACTTGTAACAAAAATACCAATATAAGTAGAAGTTGAAACTATATTTGGTGCTATTGCAAAATATGTAAAATTTGCTCTTGAATTTAAATTTACATCACAAAACAAAGTTCCCTCTGTTTGCCCTATTAAACTACTTATTCCTGTTTTAGAAATAACATCAGCGTTACGTGTTACTGTTGAAGCTACTGTTGGAATGTATGAAGTTGCGTAAGCACCTAACTCTAATTGTGCGCCCCATAAATAAACTCCTGAAGTTCCATTACCTGCGTATGAAGCAATAGCTGAAGTTGGAAATGCATTAATATCTACTAATGTAAGAATTCCACTTGTAATATAACTAAAATCTATTCTATACCAATTATCACCTACAGCTTTTATTTTAGCATTATAATTATTTCCACCCAAACTACCTATTAAAGTTCCATTTGAAAGGTCAAATAAAGGCCCTACATTACCTGAAGCCGAGCCTGCCGAAGTGTTTATTAATAAAAAATTGTAACCTGCTGCTTTTGCATAAATTGAAAACGAATAACTTGCTCCATTTGTTACTGATATTGATTGATTAACAGGATGAAAACCATTTGCATTAGTAGGTATATATTTATCTGCATTAACTATTCCACTTGGAGAAGTAGTTGCATTTGCTGAAATTGTAGATAATTGCTTAACCCAAATAGCATTATCAAATTGCTCTGAATATAAAGCTAAATTTGTTCTCTGTGGCTCTACCAATAAACTCGGACAACTTCCGTTTGTGTAATCAATACGAGGTATGTTTAACCCTACACTTTCAATTAAACCACTTGCGTTAACTCTTGTAGCTGTTGTAGCACGAACTACGTCCATATCACCTGCACCACTTGATGGAATAACTGAATATAACTTGCTTGCTTTATACGAATTTGGCGTAACAATTAACGACGCCTTATCTAATAAACTCATATTTTATTTAAATTAGTTAATGTTGTATTTAAACAAGTTTCTGCTTCAAATAATCCGCTATCAGCAATAACTCTTGTTTTAAAATTAATTATTATAGTTGGAACAGGCGAACCTACTATATCTGTTTCGTTGTAATAGCTGTTTAAATAAACAGAACCCCAACCAATTATATTGTTAATAGCACCTTGACCCCAACCAATAACGTTATTTACAGCACCTTGTCCCCAACCTATATTATTTGCCATAATTAATAAACTTTAGTTAATGTAAAATTTTGTGAACGTATTGTATTCGCAGCATTATTAGTAATCCATTGTGCTGTTATTGTTAATGTATTTTGAATAGTTGTATTAAATACTGTATTACTAACTTGCCCAAAATGTGTTCCTTCAATAGCATTTGAAGCGTTTTTATTATAAGTAAATATACCATTTGCAAATAATTCAGCAACAGTTGCACCACCTATTTTAGTAATAGTGAAATCTAATATTAAATCCCAATATTTAGCAGTCGTAGCAGCTAATGTATATTGCAAAGCATCTATAATAGTTACACCGTTTGATTTAATATGTATATGTAGAATCTCATTATTAACACACGTTAAAGTTCCGCACATTTTAACTACAAAAGAATCACCAACTTTAAAGGTATTTGATGGCACAACTAAAGAACCTACTCCATTTCCTATTATTGATGCTTCGCCACTTGCGTAAACTATTGGCGTACTCAAAGCAGTTTGTGCATATAAACCATTAGAAGCTAAATTATATACTTCTGCAAAGTTATCATTTACTTTATCAAAAGCATTTCTTACT